CAAAGATAATTAAAACGTTTTCCTCCATTCATTCACGATTTTATCGCCTTGCTTCTTGGTCAGCAGCACTTTGGGGCGGCGACCGTGGGGGCAGAGCATTTCCGGCTCGTCAATGGTCCCGAACAGGCGGCAGATGATGGGGCGGTCGTCGTAAATCTCGCAATTCCCGTTTAGCGAATACGGACAGCGCAGGCAGATCTCCGGGCCGAAGCGGCCTGAGGCCGCGATCTCGCTGAGAAGGATGTGGAATTTAGCCTCCTTCCCGGTGTGCTTCTCTATTTGGCTTTCCTCCCAAGGGGCGGCGTGGACAGGCCCGCAGCAGTCGGTGCATCCTGGAATGCACTCGAAGGTGGGGATTTGCTTGCGGAGACGCTTGATGGTGGCCTTGGGGTTAATGGGTTGATTATATCATGACGACCATAGTTTATCGCAATCACATTATGGCCGCTGACAGTTTAGTCACAGACAGAGATATTAAGATTGCGGTAACGCCGGAGAAAATCTGGCGAGGCTCTTCCGGTGAGCTTATAGGCATGGCAGGGTGGTTTGGTGACATAGTTAGATTTCGTGATTGGTATATTAAAGGATGCGATGAAGAAAACCTCCCTCGATTGGGCAAGGATTCCGAGGTGCTTTTAGTTAAATCGGATGGTCATGTTTTATGGTACGGGCAGGATTGCCTACCGTGTAAACAGATCGCTGATTATTATGCTATTGGCTCTGGATTTCAAATAGCAATGGGAGCATTGGCCGCTGGTGCCAGTGCGCGCCGGGCCGTTGAGATTGCTTGTGATCTTGATGCCTATACAGGCAGACCAGTTAGAACACTTAGATTGAGAAAATAAATGGCAAAGCACACACATAAGAAACGACCACGTAAAACCGCTCGCAGAAAGATGTCGAAACATGCCAGCAAAATCAAAAAAGCAGCAACAAGCCGCCGGGTCTGAATTGGCGCGCCGCCGCCGGGGATTGAAGCGCCAGAGGAAAGCCACTCGGCCTTTCGGGTCGGCGAGTTTGCGAGAGGTGACTGTGGTCGCCAGCACGAAAACCAAATCGCTCCCAACGCGGAAGAGACGTAAAAGGACATGAGATGAGAGAAATCCTTGACCTGATAAAATGGGAATGGAGGCTAGACAGGAAACGACTTCTAGCCTTCTTTTTATGGCCGCTGGCGTTTTTTGCCATTGTGGGCGTAGCCTTCTCGGCTGACCCCTACACGGTCATCCCCTCGACCCCGGACATCTCCGTGGGGGCGTCCTCGACGGTGGACGTGGCAATCCCCGGAGGGCGGGCGGATTTCTTCGCCATCAAGAACGATTGCTCCGATTCGGTATACTTCTCTATTTATAGGTCCACCACGACCGAGGAGAACGACTATTTCTTGAGGTTGGACTCCAATGAGAGCTTCACCGCAGACATGATTGTATTCGGAATCGGAGCTTCGGCGGCGTCCGGAAATACCGCCTCCTGTACCTTCACTCTCATCCTGGGGCGCTACTGATGAAGAATCCTGAGATGAAAAAGCTCATGAAGAATCCTGAGATGAAAAAGCTCATCATCGCGGCGCTGGTAGTCGTCGCCTTAGCCTTTTCGGTTCCACAGGTCGTCAGGACGGCTGGGTTCGAGACTGTCCTCGATGCCACGAGCGTTGCCAGCGATATCTGTGTCGAAAACGCTGATGGTCCCTGCCTTATGAATGAGGCGGCGAACTCCCTCAACCCGACGCTTATTCCAGAAAAGAATGATTTAGATACAGGCATTAGTGGGGACGGCGAAAATACGTTGTTCCTTATAACCGGAGGCTTAGCCCGACTTCAGATCACCAATACAGGGCTCAATGTTGAAGGTATAGCGCGAATCAGCAACGTAGTTCCAAGTGCGACAGTCCCGAATCTTTGGCCTCGGGGTAATGATCCCAACACTGGCATTGGCCTTGCCGGGGCCGACCAACTCTCCCTGATCGCCGGGGGCGTCGAGGGTATCCGTGTTACATCATCTGAGGTTAACACCGTTCCCGTTTCCGGTGCGACTTTAAATATAAGAAGTGCTACGACGGAACTCACCGGGATGTCCGGGGCCACCGTCACGGCTACTAATCTTATTCCGGCTGGTGCCTTTATATATGGAGTATTGATTCGAGTTACTACCACTATCACAGGAGCCTCAGCCTTTACTATTGGTGATGGTAGTGATGTTGACCGTTGGGGAACTGGCATTGCTCTGGCTGCTGGGACGACGACTGATGTTACCGACTTTACGGCTGCGGGTTTTGGACAATTTTCGGGGGCTAATGATGTTGTCCTAACGGCGACGACGGCAAACTTCACTGCGGGCTCGGTTCGGCTTGTTGTACATTACATCGATTTAACCCCGCCAAGCAGTTAAGGAGAATTTAAATGACTGAACTATTTAGAAGTGCATATGGGGACACAGTAGCTTTGGAATTGGGGGCTGGTTCTGACTCCCGCGTCTACTATGATGGCACTGACACCTTCTGGGACTTGCGAGTTGTCGGAACCGGTGGCCTGATGGTCGCATTGGCCGCAGGTTTTCCAAGTCCAGATAGGAATAAAATACATATTTGGGACGGCACGGCTGGCGTTATTTTATCGCAGGATGCTGATTCGATTCTTGTGATTGAGAGCGATGGGGCCGCTTACATTAACTTTTTGACCCCCAATAACGTCCTTCAAGGTCTTCGGTTTGGTGATCCTCAGAATGCAGATGCGGGATTATTTGCATATGACCATACTCTAACGTGCTTTCGGACATTTACTGAGGGCGTTGAAAGGCTCCGTTTTGTTGCTAATAGGTTCATTTTTCAAGAAAACATCGCCATAGAAAGCACTGGCACCATAGATTTACAAGGCACCGGGATAGTTACCGTCAATGACGATGGCCTCGATGTAGACTTTCGCGTCGAGGGTCTTAACAACCCGAACCTACTGACTATAGACGCAGGGGCAGATAACGTCGGTATCGGCGTAGCACCTAACGTTAATCGTCAACTAGACGTTGGGGGAGCTTTTAGCGGTAATACAAGGTTGTCTGTTGGTGACACACTTTCTCCATCTGCCGAAGGCCAACAGTTGTTTGTCGGCGGAACTGTTGAGGGTGTTGCAAATCAAAACGCTCACGGGATTAGAATTGGGCCCACGTTGGTAAAGGCGGGTTCGGGCACTCATAATGATTTTACCTCTATGCAAATTGCCCCGCCTGTAGTCACAGCCAACAGTTCGACGCTTACCAACGCCACCACGGTCAAAATCACTGGCGCCCCCACTGGCGCTGTGAACAACTTTGCTCTTTGGGTGACAGGTCTAAGTCAGTTTGCAGGAGATATCGTTCCTGAAGCTGATGGAACTCGCGACCTCGGCGTCCAGACCACGGCACAGTGGGCTAATCTGTGGGCCGACTTGGTGAACGGTGCCGACATTATGATGGCTAACAAATGGCGGATGTTGGAGTCTGAACTCTACGCTGGTTATCCAAAGGGTTGGGCTATTGGACACGATGATACGTGGGCCGATGGTGAGTCTCTATGGAAAAACCCTACTATGGTGCTCCCTGAACAACGTCCTGTGTTTGCGGTGACAGATGAATTTATTGAATATAAGGGGCGACGTTTAACGCCAGTTATATTGGACAAACTTATTGAATTAGTAAAGGATTTATAAAATGAGACAAATCAGCGACGAATTAGTACAAGGTCTTCTTAATTATCTTGCAACAAGACCATACAGCGAGGTATACAAGGCTGTATCGGCTCTCAGCGAACTTCCTATAATTCCTGAACCAAAACATGAGAAAGAGACTAAGCCGAAAGATAGAGAGGAATAATCGGCATCATTGATAATTTGATAGATTTTAATTCATATTCCTCCGGGGGACCGGAGGTTTTGTGGGCCATCGGCCCTTAACCGAGAGGAAGGATACATGAAAAGACTTCTCGCTTTGTTATTCGCCTTGGCGTTGCTGGTGCCCTCTGCGCCAGTTCTCGCCCAGATGGATGCGCCTGAATACGCCGTTGACGGCACGGCGATGGTTGGCCGGACGGTAGTTGGGCAACGGATGGGCATGACTGGGGATGCGACCCAGGCCACCTTTGATTTCGGTATGCAATCCCGCTATGTGGGATTGTGCTATCAGGGTGGTGGCTCGGTTGACACTCCGGCTTATTTCCGCTTCGGCACCACGATTGGGGCCTCGCAAGGCGCGGCCACCGAGGACACGACTGGCATGACGCTCTTTGCTACTGAGTCGGCAGCCTTCATCGAGGGCCGGGATGACTTCATCGGCCCGTCAGGCACTCTTATCACCCTTGTCGCTGGCTCGGCTTTCGTGATGACTGGCGGCGGCGATGGCACGGACAAGTACTGTACCGTCCAGCCTTGGGAGACAAGAGGGCTCATCATGCACACGGTTAATGTACAGGAAGCAACCGTTGACGTATGGGCCGTCCGATAACGTCCTGGCCGCAGCCGAGAAAGCCCGCGTACTCATCAGGCGGCTGAAAAGCCGGGTGCTGTTCGACTACGAGCCATATCCCAAGCAGGCAGAGTTTCATGCTGCGGGGTGTTCATTTCCTGAACGCTTGCTGTCTGCCACGAACCAAGGCGGGAAGGCGCAGCCAAACGATGTGCCGGTTTTAATGCCGGACGGCTGGCGGCCTATTTCTGCTCTTAATGTGGGCGATCTCGTGATTTGTGGTTCGGGCGCACCCGTGAAAGTGACGGGTGTGTTCCCACGAGGCGTTCTCCCGGTCAGCCGACTTATATTTGATGATGGTCGATCAACAAGGTGTTGTGACCAGCATCTTTGGAAGACGGCCATCAACAGAGGCCGGTTTGGCGAGCGTCGCGGCGCGGAGGCATGGAAGGTGCAGTCCTTGGCTGCAATCCGCAAGCGATGTGGATATAGGCCAGGGCCGTCTATGCGTCCCATTATGCCTTATGTTGGGATCGTGCAATTTACGTCATCTGCCGTGCCGCTCGACCCTTATCTGGTTGGCCTTTTAATCGGCGACGGTTGTTTTAGGGGTGGCAGCATTTTAATTAGCACGGGCGATAGCGAAGTATTGAAATCAATTGAAGCCGCGCTTCCGGATGACGTTGAACTTCATAAACGGAACGGGTTTGATTACGCGCTCGCTTTTGTGGGGAGAGCACGATCAGTCGTCGGTGGGGCGTTCATAAATCCCATTATTGAAACCATTGCTGCTTTTGGGCTTCGGGGCTTAAAAAGTTACCAGAAATTTGTTCCGAAGGAATATCTTTGGAATGAACCCAATATACGGCTTGGTGTTCTTCAGGGCTTAATGGACGCCGATGGGTCTGTTACCAAATTAGGTCAAGTAGAATTCAGCACTACATCATTGCAGTTAGCGGAAGATGTTGAATTTTTGGTCAGGTCATTTGGCGGCAAGACCAAAAGAAAAGAGCGGCGAACTTTTTATTACTATGAGAACGAGAGACGCTTAGGGAGAATATCCTATCGGCTCTGGATTCGCTTGCCCTATGTTGAATTATTTCGTCTCAGTAGAAAATTGGAACGTTGCAAACGTCCAGTTTCAACAACGGATCATAATGTTCTTTGGAAAATTGAGCCCGCTGGTGAGGCTGACTGTACTTGCATTGCTGTTGACGGCGATAAAACTTACGTCACGGAAAATTTCATTGTAACTCATAATACTTGGTGCGCTAGTAGAGAATCGGCCTACCACTTGACGGGACGTTATCCCGACTGGTGGGACGGAAGGGTATTTGACCATCCGACCGTGGGCTGGACAGGCTCGGTGACGAACGAGACTTCGCGGGACGTGGTTCAAGAGGCTCTTTTGGGAGCGTCGAACTTCGCCTCCAAGGAATATTCCGGCTCAGGGGCCATCCCTGGAGAATACATTCTTGACATCACCAAGCGTCAGGCTGGTGTGCCCAACGTGGCAGATCAGATTTTCGTGCGCCACAAATCGGGCGGAATAAGTCAGTGCTCCCTGAAAACCTATCAACAGGAGGAAACGACCTGGACCGGCAAGCCGGTTGATTGGATATGGCCTGATGAGGAACCCCCGAAGGCGATTTATTCCGAGATGCAGGCCCGCATTATGGCCGCTGATGAGGGCGAGGGCGGCATAATTTACATGACCTACACCCCGATCAAAGGCATGACAGAGGTAACAGGACTTTTCTGGGAGCCAGCGGCAGATGCGTCTCCCAGGAGTTTGATCGTCATGACAATCTATGACGCCAAGCACTACACCGACGAGCAAAGGGAACAGAAAATCCAAGCTTGGCTGCCCTACGAGCGTGATTGCCGCACGATGGGCGTCCCGATGATGGGAGAAGGCTTGATCTGGCCCATACCGGACGAGGAGATTGCCTTCGACATTCAGGATTTCCCAGGCGGGCTTCCGAGATGGTTTCCCCGCATTGCGGGTTGCGACTTTGGGATCGACCATCCCGCTGCTGGAGCTTGGATCGCTCACGACCGCGATCAGGATATCGCCTATCTTTTCGATTGCTATAAGAAAGAAGGAGAAGACGCGGTTTATCACGCGGAGGCGTTCAAATCCCGCGATACCCATGATTTCATTCCCGTGGCGTGGCCCCATGACGGCCTTGAGAGGGATAAGGGAACAGGAAAACCCTTGAAGGACACCTACCGGAAATACGGCGTGAACATGATGCGGGATTCCGCCCGTTACGACGATAAGATCGGCGGACCGCAGGGGGTCGAGCCGATCAACCAGGATATCCATGAGAGAATGAAAACCGGGCGGTTCAGGGTGGCCCGGCATTTAAGGCAATTCTTTGATGAGAAAAGAATGTACCACCGCAAGGACGGGAAGGTCGTGAAGGCTCATGACGATATTATCTCGGCTGTCCGCTATGCCATGATGATGCTGAGAAAGGCCCATGTTTACACGTCCACTCAACGTCGCAAGCCGAGATACACGAGGCCGATAGTGGGAAGGCTATGATACATCCGAGTGGCATGACCGAGACAGTGCTGAATCATTTGATCGAGGCCGCGAAGAAGCATGGATTTGTGCCTTTTGCGACGGTGGAGACCAAGTACGGCACGATATTCTTTGCCCGCAAAATCTTCCCCGACCACATTACGATCATGTGGGCGGCGCGCGATTGGGGGCGCAATATCGAGTTCTCCGTTGATTCGTCCTTTGAGGGCTGTGAGAGGTTGGCCCTTGAAGATGCGCTTCAAACTTTGGCGCTCACCGATGAAGTCATGGGTAGGGCCTGATGGCGAAGAAGATTCTACGCCGCGATTTGAAGGTGATCGCGGAGTGGATCGTCGAGGATTACGAGCACCGGAAGAACAGCCCGACGAGGGTAGACAGGGAGAGAGACTGGAAGGAAATAGATCGCCAGGTGGCGATGAAGGCATTGCCCAGGGTCAGCCGTGACGAGAAGGACAAGCGATTCGACTGGATGAGCGCGATTGAGTTGCCTTTGCAGGCACACGCGCTTGAAATTCTTGCCGACGATACGATGAGATTGTTGTTCCCGCCCAAGCCGATATGGTTTCGGCCTGTGGCGGAACTTGACGATGAATGGGCTCAGTTTATCGAGAAGAATCCGTTGGTGGCTGGGAAAAATGTTCCGCCGGTTGGAATAGCCGACCAGGATACGGCCAACATCATCGTTCATTCGGTCTTGAACCATTTTCACAATCAATACGATTTCCGTGCTCACTGGATGAAAATTATCATTGAGGCTCTTAAATACGGAACATATGTTGGAAGATTGGGTCTTGTCAGACGAGACATCATCACCAATCAATATGCCGGAGTGACGGAGAAAACACTAAAAATTCCTGTCATAATCCCGGTTTCCATCAAGAGTCTCTATCTGGATGATTCCCCTCAATATGTGTTCCATGAGGGGCTAGCGATTCAACCCTCTTTCATCCGCCGATGGTGGCAGCGGAAGTCCGATCTCATGGCTGCCGCCAAGATCGCGCCCGATAGCGAGGGATGGCGCAAGACGGAACTAGCGGCACTCGAGGAAAGCAAGGACTCGAAAACCAAAGACCATGTCGAGGTTCTGGAGTTCGAGGGCGATGTTTTTATCTCCAGAACCAAAGGCGATATTGAGCTTACCAACCAGATCATCACCGTGGGGATTGGTGGTCCGCCAGAAGTCATCAGGATGCGCGATCTGACCACGCCTTTCAGGTCTTACATTCCCGGCGTCTACCTGGATGATGAGGCGAACAGCGTTTATGGTTCCTCGCCTTTGATGAAGGGCCGCCCCATGCAGGAGATAGCGACCGAGATTTCCAATCGCATGACGGACGCTGGGGCGCTCAACACCGATCCTCCTATCGCATGGTCTGAGTCAGATAGGCACTTGGCCGCACTTGGTGGGCCAATCGTAGGCCCTGGTGAATTATGGCCAAGCGATACCCCAGGGGATATTTTGCCTCAGAAGATTGGTGATCCCAACGCTCTTGCTGGCGTCCTTGGGCTGGCGCTCACTCAATATGAGGATGTCATTGGGGTTAAAGACCCCCGTAGGGGTGGAGGGCCGAAAAGCCATACCACGGAAGGCGCGGCCATCATCGCCGCTTCAAGGGGCGTCTTGAGGACAGAGGAATTTGCCGGACGTATGGAGCAGTCGGTGATTAGGACTTGGCTCTATATGGAGTATCAACTTATCAAGGATATGCTCAAGAACACCAGGATTTTCGTGAATATGCGCGGTGTTGAGGGACATATCGAGATCGACAAAAGGTATCTCCCGCCCTCATCCGATTTCATAGTCGAGGGATCGAGGGGATTCATTGCCAAGCGGGAGAGGGCGGCCAATCTCGGTCAATTCGTTACCTTGACCACGAACCTTACGGGCTTGGTTAGCCAAGGGGCGATCCCACGCGAATTGGCGAAGGAGATTTTACAGCAGACAGCGGAGGAATTGGACATTGTTGACGCCGAAAGACTTATCGAAGCCCTGCCAGGAGGCCCTGGTGCGGCTCAGGGGCAACCGGGAGCTACAGAAGGTGCTGGCGGAGTTCCTCCGCGCATTGGAGCCGTTGCCTAGATTCAAACCTGGAACGCTAGACCAAGAAGATAGGTGGAAATATAAATCTGGCTATCTGCGAGGGCAGGAAGATTTAATTGAGTTATTAGGTCAGAAAGAGGATGAGAAATGACTGACACTTCGCAAGCTGTGACCGAGGGAAAGGCCAAACCCGAAGACCAGCCAAAGGCGGGTCAAGAGGCGGAGGCCGGAGGCTCGGATGCACAGGAGAAGTCCTTGGAAACCCTTCTCGCGGAAGGCGAAAAGGAATTCGAGGAAAAATCCAAACCCGAAGACGAGCCTGAGAAGAAAGACGACACGAAGCTTGAACGCAGAATCGAGACGCTTGAGAAGGGCGAGATCAAGAAGCAAGTAAACGCAGGGATTTCCGAGGCCGTGAAAACGATCTTGGCATCCAATGACGCTCTTGAGCGCGTCCCTTCAGAATTGGTCAAAGGTTTTCTTTTCGAGAAAGCCGAAGACCCAAGATTCTTGATTGCGTTCAACAATCGTGAAGCCAATCCGAGTGCCTGGAATAGCATTTTGAAGGCGGCTGGGAAGGAATTTTCCGGCTTGGTTGAACAGATTCACAATCCGGAACTTTCGGCGTCTCGTCAAGCTGCTCAGGCGGCGGCTAGGGGTGTATCAACCGAGTCTCCGCCGGAAGAGAAAGTCGATACCAATAAGATGAGCGAAGCTGAGTTTGAGGCTCATCGTAGGGAACTCGACAGAGCATAAACTTCTGGCTGAGGCACAGCTAGAAGGAACCCCTTAAATGACGATCACGACCACGACCGAGATCGCGGGTCCGGTCAATAACGTCTTTCAACAGGTGTTGTTGAGAAACGCGAAGCCGGTCTGCGCTCATTTTCTGTCGAGCGAGGAAGGGTCGGGTTCCGTTGGTCCACATGACGGCACGTTGACCGTTAAGTGGCGTCGGATTGAGAACCTGACCCCAACCACTACGGCGTTGACCGCCTTGACTGGATCGGAGAGCTACCCGTTCCGAACGGGCATCCTGCCGAGTGTGACTGACGTTACGGCGACCGTCTCGAAATACGGCCAGGTTCTCACGCTCAATGAAGAGGTCGATCTGACCAACTACAACGGTCAGACCGCGAAGTTGATTGAGGTTCTCGGCATCTCCGCCGGGAGATCGGTGAACCGGCTTCAGAGGAATGTGCTTGAGGACAACGTAACGATCATCTTTGCCTCCGGCGCTTCCGCTGACAGCGGTGTAACCGATCCTATGACTCTGAACTTGATCCGGGAAGGGCAGAGCGTTCTTGAGGTCAACTCGGCCTTGAAGGACCGCCCGATGACGACAGGGGCCTCGGCAACGGCCACCACGCCCATCGGGATGGCCTTCGCGGCTATTTGCCATACCCACGCAAGGAGCCCAAGTCGTAAAGCTCATGGCAGACTTCGTTCCAAGCCTGGGTGACGATATCAATTTCCCTCTGGCGCGCTGTATCGGTGAAGGTGGTTAGCTCGCCAGCATCCCCAGCTATCACCCCGACCCGCCGGAGCGTATCGTTAACCGCTACTAGATACATCGTCACGGGCTTCTGCCTCTCTCACAGCCGCCTCTAACAACGGGCGTTTTTTGGCGTTCACTCCCTTGACCCCCAAAGCAAACGCCCTAGCCTTCAATTCATTCCAGTCAAGATGTTGCAAGCCAGCAGGGTCTACCTTTGGAGCGGTGGTTCTCGGCTTCACCTTATCCTGGCTTTTCAAGACTGCAAGCTCGCGCTGAATCAGAACATCCTTGGCTTCCAACTCCGCTATCCTGTCCTCCCTGGCTCTAGCCTCCTGGCCCTGCTCCGCGATGGAGCCTGCCCCTGGCTTAAGTTTTTCAGGGTATTTGGGGGGCTTGTCGA